AAGGCGTGTCCGTTGGTGAGATGTTATAAATAACATCCGACAGATCTTCACGTTCACCAATGGAATCATACGTGTCGAACGTATCACTAAATTGTGCCATTGTTTTATTTCCTTTGTTGTTGAGATTTAAGATTCATCATGTCAAGCAAAGCGTTCTGAGCATCTTTAAGATGTCCAGTTTTCTTTAATCGACCGATTTTATTTCTTATTCCCTCTCTACCTGAACTTGCACTTGATTTGGCTATTCCAGATTTTACAACTCTAGGTGCGTTAGCTACCTTCTTCTGGGCTATAGGTCTTTTATCTTTAACAGATTTATAACTCATAGCATCTCTAATCACCATTAACATTCGATGATCAGCCAGACTCCCAATTTCACCATCATTAAATCCATAACTTCTAAGCGTTGTACGCATATTGGTTTTGAATTGGTCGGTTTTATTAGGATCGCTGTACTCTGGTATTTTAGCCGCTGCTAAGTCTCTTTGGGCAGTAATGTACTCATCGTATTGTTTACGATAAGCCTCCTGAGCTTTAGACTTCATTCCATCTAGCTGCCTTTCTTGTTCTCTTAACTGGTAATCCAGTCGGGCTGCAGCTGTGGGATCTTCATCATAAAGTTTTTGGAGATCCTTACTACCTTGTTGTTGTCTGACGAAACCATCAGCAGTTCCAATCAAGTCGTTTAGTTCTGATAAACGAGTATCATAAGATTGACGAAAACTCTCCTTTTGATTATCAAGATCTCTTCTCTCTAATCCTAAAGTATGAGTTTTTTGTCGGTAATCCGAGTCTCGTGAATAACCTGCTTTCAGTTCATCGAGGGTAACCTCTAACTCTTGACCACTAACTTTAATGCGGTGGAGTTCTGGTTCCTCTGTAGCTGTTTGCGTTTCTTCTTCGATTTCGGTTTTTTCAGTAGCTGCTTCTTTGGGAGTTTCTTCAGACTCTGATTGACTCTCTTTTGAAGGTTCCTCTTTGATCTCTTGAGGTTGCTCTGAGGGGACTGCTTCTTTTTTCTCTGGTTCTGTTTGTCCTTCTTTAGGATTCAGAAGTCCAGATATTTTTTGAGCAGCACCTTGAACAGTTTGTTCTTGTGCCATTGTAACGTTCCTCCTTGTTGGTTGACGTTTAACGAGCTCCTAGAATAGGTTAGCTCTTATTTAAAAGCTCAAGATCTTTTTGAGCTAGTTTTCCGCTTTCCATGATAGTCTGTAAATGTCCTCTGATTTTATCTAGCATATTATATGCCATCCAAAGGGATCTACGTTTTTCATCGTCAGCAAAACTTGTGTGGAAAATCTCCTGCTTATAAGTTTCTAGGAGATCTTCAAATGCCTGTTTCAGTAGGGGATCGTTTAGGAGCACCTGGGCTCTCTTTCCCTCCCTGATCTGTGTTTCCTTTTTGTCCATCATTAAAGAATTGTTGTTGACCTTTTACTATCTCTTTCATTAAATCTCCAGATTTAGCAAGATCAGTTTGTTCTAACATAGATCTACGCTTAAGTTCAAGCTCATCTATTTTAGATCCGTATTTAAGTTCTAATTCTTTAATTTTTATTTCAAAATCAAGTAACTGTTGTCTCATTCTACCTTCAATCTCTTTTAATGTTACATTAGCATTAAGTTGAGCTCTTTGATTTTCACCTTGAACTTGAGCAAGTGTAACTTTTTCAAATTCAGTAGGTGGTTTAGGAGGTAGTTGTGGCATTTGTGCTGCACCGACTTCAGGATCCATAAAGTATGGTTCTATTCCGTTAAGTCCAGCATTTTCAATTAATTTCTTTAAACTATTATATATATTTCTTAGGTTAACCATAGGACCATGAACATTTTGTTGTAAGTTTATTGCCTGCATTTGTCTTTCTAGTATAGCATTTAATAAAATCAGTTGTTGTTCTTTTGATCCTGTACCTAGACCTACCTGAACAGTAACATTAACTCTGTCTTTCCATTCATAAGGTCTCATAGGAATATATTTTCCTCTAATTCTTACTATCTTTTCTTTTTGTTGATACTTGCATACCAACTCAAATATTTTTAAAGCTAGATCCTTAACACCAGTTTCAGCAAAGATTCTGGCAATTAACTCCATTCTCATTTGTGATTGTGTTAAGATTTGGTTTTGTCCAGTTGCTGTTTTATTTAAGGTGTTGGAATCTAGCCCTTGTGATTGTCTTGTTACACCTGTTCTAGTTTCTTTAACAGAATCTAAATAGGCTAACATACCACTTGCTTGTTCGGTAATAGGCTGTGCAGGAATAGGCATCATAACATTTGATGGTGGTTGTTTTGTTCTAACTATTCCGCCTGGTCTATTTGTAAGAAGGTCATCCATAGCGACTTGACCATCTTGTACTGCAACTCTATTGTTATTTGTTAGATACATATTGTCTAACATTTGTCTCATAACAGTAGATTTAATAAGTTGTATATCTTCTACTAATTCAGCTACGGATCTACCATGAAATCTATGTGGCATGATTACTGGTGTCATGGAAATAAATGGAACAGTATCTATTTCTACCATATCAATCATCTTACCTGTTCCAGATCCTGCAGTTGTAATCTTTAATAATTCTGCTTTGCCATCTTCATTAACATCCATTTTGATGTAGCATTCATAGATAAGAATATCATTTGTACTTTTATCACCTTCACTAGCTCCGTGTGAAAAGTCTATGTTCTGGTGTCGTACAAATTTATCTTCTGTAAAGAAGTCGGTATCACCCGTAGGTAATCCGTCAACAAGATCTTTATCATAGCCCATCTCAACAAGTTCTGTTCTTGTTTTGTTCGTTCTATGACATACAAAATTTGCAGAATTAATATCTTTACTTCGTCTTGAAATTAAAAATTCTTCTGGAGGAACTGGTTCAATTCTGACCTGTCCGTATAATCTTGTTCTATGAATGACTACATCATGGAGAGTTACTTTGTCTAACTCTTTTCCCTGATCGTCTGTAATGGGTTCTTCGTATTCGGAATGATTTGAAACTTTAACTTCTAGATGAGCAACAAGATCATTGAACTCGTCATCTGTTAGTCTTGTATATTCTTCCCTCTCAGTTTTCTGAGAATCATCCCAATAAACTTTTAGGATTCCGTTCTTCTGAATCAAAGCATCTTTAAATGCTGAATAAAGAGCCAGGAATCCTGAGTTCTCTTTATAAAATATGTAATTAAGGTAGTCAGAACATTGACGTGCCATTTCATCGTCTTCTGGTCCCGTACCTTCGCAACTAAATACATTGTCTCCTGAAGTAAAAATTCTCATTAAGGAAGGCATGAGACTTTCAACTGTATCGAGTACATCATTGGATATTACCTGAGAACGACCTTCTTGTTCGTTCCCTAAAGGCATACCTAAATAATACTCTAATGATTTTTTTCTACGAGATACTAATTCCCCACCAATAAAACCTGATGCGTTATGTATCTCTCTACTTAAAACTGCTAATATATCTGTTTCTGATTTCATACTATGTATTTCGTATCTACTTTAATTGGCTTTTCCCATTCACTTACATCAATTGGATCATGCACAGCTCCGTATCTTAATGCGTCTGCTGCATGTGAACACCAATCGTGTAGTGGTTTATTTTTAAAAACCTGATTCTTATCATCCCATTGTTTACGATATTGTCTGATAGCATCTATACCTATTTTACATTTAATTCTATCAATATAACAATTCGGTAACATATTTCTCACAGATTCTATTCCATGATCAATTTCTAATTTAGGAGCTACTTCAAAATCTATTCCTAATTCGTTTGCTACTTCTAATCTAGATTTTCCAGTTCCTAATTCTCTTGCCATTATGTCATGTGGAGCTATATGACGTTCATAAGCATAATCTTTTTCTTCAAGTTTATCAGCATAGTGTGCCAATGATTCTCCTGAAGTTTCGTAATAATCTATTAGGTGTATTTCCTCCCCAACTCTTTGAGCAAACCAAATTGCTGTTGAGTCTCCTATACCTAAATCCCACCACGTCTCTACACCTACGTTTTTATCCACAGGCACGGAGCAGATTCTTCCATCATTGTCTGCTTTCGTTATTAATCTTCCGTAATAACTTCCTGAGACTGCTGCAGTAAATGAACATTCGAACTCTTGTTCGTATTGTTCTTCGGTCATTATAGAACGTGCCTGAGCCAGCTCCTCGTCTGGAATCACCTTGGTATCTGATGCTCTATACATCTTACCCATCCAGTCTTTATGACCACGTTGAGCAAAATCATAGACTTCCCAGAATTGATTATGTCCCATTGGTGTTCCGATAAACATAACCCATCCTAGTTTATCGGAGATTGCTGGTCTGATAATTTCAGTCCATACCCTCGGTGACATAATTGCATATTCATCCAAGACAACTCCGTCAAATCCCATTCCACGGATACTGTCAGGATGATCTGCACCAAATATTTGAATTCGACTTCCGTTAAATAAATCTATTCTTAATTCAGTCTCGTTCCTACTGCCTCCTAAATACATAAGAGGTTTTGTATATAATTTTAAATACTCCCACGCAATAGATTTACCTTGTCTATACGTTGGAGCTATGAATGCACATAATGATCTTGGTTTGTTTGCTGCAGTCTTGATCATTTCGTTAACTGCTAAAACTGTTTTACCAAATCGTCTATGACAAACTAATACGTTGAATCTTTTTTTATTATCGTGAACTTCTCTTTGATATTCCCTAGGTTTATAAGGAATACTTATTGTTCTAGCTTTTTTGCCACTCGACTTTGATTGCAATTGGCTCATCGGATCCTATTCGTGAAGTTGAAGATGCTAATCTTGGATGAACGTAAGGAGCCGCCTTTTCAGCAGCATACATTTTACGTTCAGGGGAAGACATAGGGTTATTTAACACAGCCAAAAGATAATCTAAAGGAGAATGTTGGTACTTAATTGACATTTCCTCCATAGATTTCCATTGTGAAGGCTTACTTTTGGATCCGAAAGGTCTTCCTGCACCTTCTCGTTTGCCTCCACGATTTGGAATCTTAGTATTTTCTGGTGTTTCTTCTTTGTTATGAAGTCCACCTTCATTTTCGTATGATTTTTGTTCTGCGTCAGTCATTATAACGTAAATTTCTTCCTACTTCGGGTAATTCCGAATGGATCTGATTTTG